TAAATACCGTGCCATTTGTTGAAGTTGCTTGTAATCCGTTGGATACATTAAGACAATAATCTTCATTTGGTTGCCGTTTTCCATCTACTACATTATTTGGATCTGATGGAACGGTTTGGAACACGTCAAGTGTTACCGAAGATGGAGATGATAATTTGGGCTTATATCCATATCCTTGAACTATTTCATAAATTGTTTTCTTTTCTTCTGCAAATGATAATAAACTTTCTTTAAATTGTTCATCAATATAATATGATAAAACGTCTCCAACATATGATGCCATTTCTATAAACATCATCCCAGGGTCTGCTTCATTAAAATCATTATATGTGTTTGGGAAATAGGTCTGTGCATATTCCATTAACCCATTCCTGAAACTACTAAAATCTTTATTTAAATATTTTACATCTCTGCTAAGTCCATGTTTAGCCATTTAATTTCTCCATTGTATTGTCACTGTGCTAATTCACTATATGATTCAAATTGCTCAAAACTTATAGACACTTGTGCAGACATTCCAGGTTCGAATGATAATCCAAAGTCTATTGATATATTTACTGTATTTCTTCCGTAATCTGGAAGTTCCACTTTAAGTTTTTTAATATTTACATATGGAAGCCATTGTTCCATAGATTCTCTAATTGCCTCCTCTAATTTATCATTTAAATTCTCATCCATTGGTTCAAAAATAACTTCATTTAATCTTGAACCAAATTCTGGTTGACCCACCCTTTCACCCTTCATAGTTTTCAATAAATTTACTATATTGTGTTTTGCCTGTTCAAGAGTTGTATTTGTTTGAGTAAAATGACCAGTGTTGGAATATCCCATTGGTAAACTCAGACCAATGGATACATCTGGATTTAAATCTTTTTCTCTTGCTCCCATGTATAGTCTCCTACCTATTTATTGTTTCTTGACCAACTATTAACCCATCTTTTACTATAATTCTTTTTCTAATATATGATACAGTTCCATTTTCATTTTCAATAGTATCAGTTACTATAAAATCTTCTGTTAATCCGATATCACCATCCTTTGATTTATAGCCACCAGTCCGTATCTTTCCATCAAATTTAATTTCTTTACGATTAAAAGTAATATTTAAACTATCAAAAATATTTCTAAATATTATTAACTGTTTTGCTGCATCAATATTTGATTTAGCTACTGTTCTAAATCTTTTTAGTAATCTTGATAATTTAGTTTTCTTAGTTTTAGGATTAGTTTGTACCCGTCTAATATTTAACTGTCCTTTTGGTGTTAAATATAAACTACCAGGTAACCTATTTTCTAAATAAGACTTATTATCAAGTTTATCTATCTCATCTTCACCAGTTAAATAGGAATGTATAGCATCAGCTTCTTCAGCTGCCAATTTAGCATTTTCTTTTCGTATTCTACGTTTAGTTTCAGTATCTTGATCCTTATAAATTCTATCATTTTTTATTTTTTCAAGTTTGTACTTTAAAAACTGTTTATCTAATGCCATTATTTATCTCATTATGGGCGGAAATGTTTTCCACCTTTTTTCTCGTCTATTGCCTTCATTACCTTTGAATAATCTCTTGTCAGTGCGTTTTGTACATGATCTGGAACACTTTCAACATTTACACCAGCTTTTTTTATCGATTCTACTGCTGCAATATCTCGTTTTTGCTGTTTGTCACCTTCAGTATTCATTCCGTAAGAACCTGCTAATAAATCATTCATTTTATTTGTGTCGTAAGTTCCACCACCCATTGTTGGATAGTCATTAGTACCACCACCTTGAATTCCACCGACCGTTTCATTTAAAATATTATTGAGAACTTCATTTTCTGTATAATTGATTGTCTCGTGTTTCTTGGCCTTATATTGTTTTTTACTTGGCAAATTCAAGTGGTTCTCTGTTAAGGGCTTTGAAACTAATTCGGTAAGTGAAGATGATCTATCTTCCTTAATAAATATCTCGTTTACCTGTTTTTTCACTTCTTTACGGACTACAAGTTCAATTATTTTTATTAACTCTTGTTTTTTCATTTTGTTATCTCCTATTATTAAAACCCATCTAAATATTGTTTTAATTCGTCACTAGAAAAACATCTATCCAATTCGTCCATTTGTTTTGCAAGTTCAGTGTGCAAAGGAGTTGTGTCAGTTTTATCAAAATCTGTATCTGTATCTAAATCTGTCCAACTTCCCCCACCTGCTATACATTCTTCTTCTGTTAAATAGCCATATATAGAACAAAAACCAACAGGTCCATCTGTATCTAATCCTGTAGAGTTTTCTACCATCATATCATACATATCTTCCAACTCTTTTAAATCGTCTGGATCAATCCACGTTCCACCAGCCGCTTCACAATCTTCTTTTGTCATTTCCCCAGCAACTTGTCCAGCACATTGTGCTAAAATTGACATTAATTGTGCTTGTAATACTGGGAGTATAGTACTAAATCTACCAATGGTCTGTAGTAACATACTAACTACCATATCCACTAATCCCATAATATTTAATACTTCCATTAATTTTTCTACTATTGGAACAATAAATGGTGGTTGCAACATTAAAATTTTTCTAACTATTTTTATGACCTTTTGAATAATCTTTATTACTTGAATTATTTGCTTTAGTACTGGCATCAATTCCATTATTGCCGCCATAACTTCCAATAATTTTTTTATAGTTGCCTTTACTGGTGGAGTACAAACATCTTCTGGATTTATTGTTGCCCTAGCCATTATTTTATCTACTTCTGCATTTAACTTACCTAATGCTTGATTGAGTTTACCCATCATCTCTTGTATCTTTGCAGTAAATCCTGACAACATCCAAGCTTCTAAATCTGGAATTTCTAAATTGGACATTTTAAGTAACCATTCATTTTCATCTTCTGTTGGAACATTTACATTTCCTGACCCCACACAAAATCCTTTTAATGCACCATCATCGGGTTCTTCACCACTTGTTTTTTTACTACCATCATTACCAGCTGAAACCGAAGTGTCTTGTGTAGTATATGGTGCACATTTTAATTCACCATTTTCTATTACACACCCAACATGAAGTACCGTACCAGCTGGAACTGTTTCTCCATTACCATATTGAAGTAAATCATTACCCGTATCAGGCCATATAACTACTGCACCATCATCTCCAGCAACTCCAGGATCTGCTACAAACTGATATGGCCAATCTTCCTTTCCATTAAAAATACCACTTCCTTCAATTAATTCACATCCAGGTATTATAGGTTCTCCAGGACCGATTTCCACTCGCTGTCCGGCTATTGATTTACATCGTTTTGGCACTATTGTGGTCCCCTTATATGTCCAACTTGAACAGTTTTACTTTTTGGTTCATCCATTCTGGTTTTTAATTCGTTTAAAGATGCTACTAATCCCATAGCGGACGGTAAAATATCTGATATTGGGACTACAAAATCTACAACCGATCCCTTTGCGCCCTTTATACCATTAGCAAAATCTATTAAATATGTAATTAATTTTTCAAATAATTCCATAGTTAAATCTCCACCGAGTGCTGGTTGATTTGCGTAATAATCTCCTAATTTTACTTTCCCTGTTGGTGGAACAACAACACCTATTTCTTTATTCGCAGAAATGCCGACTGTACTATTAGATGAAAATACAATACCCGATTTATCAGATTTCGCATTAAAAACTAACCTGTCAGAATTTATAACTATCTGTTTTCCACCATCATTTTTTTTTGCTTCATGAGAGTATATAGATACAAATTTTGAATTCATGGTAGAAAAATTTAAATTCACTTTCTGATTAGTGGTCATCCATATAGAACTACCATCTAAATTTATATTTTCTCTGACTGGTTTATTATTTTCTGTAGAAACTTCACCTTGTCCCGCCCGTATAATAACATTTGGTGAATGTGGTTCTCCTGTGTCTGGAACTAAATCACCATCAGCATCTATTAACTCTTTTACATTACTTCCAAATTTAATAGATTGTCCAAATCTACCATTAAATATAATATCACCTTCTTCTGCCTTAACCTGTCTTATATCAGAATTTCCTATTAATGGTAAATTATCCTTATACGTCTCTCCTGTAAACATATCATATACTTTACTTAACCCAGGAAACGAATTTAAATTGATTGAATTGTGCATATTCAACTTTTGAGTATAATATAAATCTCCAAAATATTTTGCAACTATTACATATTCACCTGGATGTGGATATTCTTTTATATTACTATCAAGTGGTGCAATTATAACAACATCTTCTTTACCAGAATTACTAACAGACATTCTCGCTTTAATCCATCCATACTTAGACCAATCTACCATTGGTTCACCGTTTCTTGATTGATTAATAATAGCTCCACTATTCATTAAATCTTCTTCGTCTAAAAAAACTTCTAAAACTTCTGCTGGCTCTAACTCATAAAATTCAGGAGAATCTTTTACATATCTTTGAATATCTCTAACGGTTGCTGGACCATCAGGTAACACTATATGTTCATCGTCTCTATTAATTTTATATGCCACTAATTTTCCTTGATTTTTTGAATATCATCTGTTATCGTATCTGATTTTTTTTGAATATCTACAACTACATCATCTATACTTTTCAACAACTGTTCCTTTTCTCTATCAGATAAACCAAATTCTGATTCTGAACTACTACCCTTTTGCTCTGCGGCAATTAATCGTTGAACTACTGTTGCAAGTTTTATAAGTTGTTCATCATTTTTTACATTGATTTCCAAATACTCTTTTATCATTGGAACGATTTGTATTGCCATATCACCATCTTTGATGAATCCCGCAAGTTCTTTTACCAATAATTCGAGTTGCGTTTTATTGTGTTTAGAATTATCATAAATGTCCTTGAATAATGATGATAGTGATTTACCATCAAATAATTCGTAATCTTGACTCATATTTTATTTTTCCCATATTGTGATTAAAAATAGATATTATAACTCATATATAAATATAAAATAACCTAAAAATTGATTGTTCTCTACTCTATATATATCAAAATAAGAAATAATGTATATATTATATTTATTTATGTCGGAAAAGATACCGACAACAAAAAGTGGAAGTTAAGAATCCCTTTTTTGTTAATTGATAAGAATAATAAACGGGAGAAAACAATGAAGGAAGTCATATCATTGGTCAAAGAGTGGATAGACGATACCGTCCATCTACTAACCTCTTTTGTAGCAATCGGAGCCGTTGGTGAAGTATTGTTTGGAACAGGTATTTTTGGCTTAAATGTAATAGGTAACCTGACAGCAATCATAAATAAATTTGGTGAATCCGGATTCGCCGGGTTAGTCGCTTTATTGGTGCTTGTAGGTCTATTTCGTAAATAGCTATTATCGGATAATAAAAAAGGGGTCGAAAGACCCCTTTTTTTGCGTTATATGTTAGTTATATTTTAGTTTTATTCTAAAAATGACCCAGTATTTGTTGTATCTATTTGACCAAAAGTATGAAATTCTTCCATGAGGTGCGTATTGAATTTTTTCATTATATTCACTATTCGTGTAATGTGTTGAGTTTTAGATCCGGTCATTTCTCTTACGAGTAGATAGAGTGCTTTCTTATTAAAATTCTCTATATTTTCTCTGCGACGAAAAATTTCCAATACAGAATCTGCTACGAGAATATCTTTTTGGCGTTTGAAAATATTAGTAAGATTGTTTTCCCAATACACTAACATTTCTTCTACATATTCTTTATTAAAATCATTTATTTTTATCATTTGATTTTTATTTTTAATATTATCACCATAATCAATTACTTCCAGTTTGCTATGAATTTTGTAATTCTTATAATTTTTATTATTATGAAGAATAAGATAGTTTTTAGCTACAATACTAAAATATGAAAATGCCTTTCCTTTACCCTCTTTAAACTTATGTATATTCATAACTAAAAATGATACCACTTCATGTTTTACTTGATCCGATGGGACATCAAAATAATAAAACTTAAATGTGTGAATTATATTTTCTGCTAATTTATCAAATGGATATGCTATATGTTCACGGTATATCTTATTTTTTAATATAGCATCATCTGTTTTGTTATATTTAATAATATTTAATTCAGTATTCTCATTGAAGTAATAATGTTTTGGTTGTTTCTTTTTTGGTTGCGTGGTTGGGTTACTCACTCTCGGCTTCTCCTGTGGTGAATGCATTAAGGTCTGTTATTATATCTTTTATTCCATCGAATATTGAACCGATTTCATCGTCAGATTCAAAATGACCAGTGGAATCAATTTGTTTTAATTCTAAATATATGGTGTCTACTCGGATGGTAAAATTTTCTATCCAGGTTTCAAGTATTTCAGATTTTTTTGTTAAATTCCAAATTACATATCCCTCTACGAAAACTAATAATCCAAGTATTATTTCTATAATCATGTTTTGTCTCCAAATAATTCGTCGAATAGATCGTTATGTTTATTTTCCATAACTGGATCTTCGTGTTTTTGTTTTCCAACTGTAATATTTTTAATATTTTCTATCTTACTTTCCATCTCTTCTTTTTCATCTTTATCTCCACGTTTCCATTCATCATATTCTACCGTTGTTGCCATGTGGTCTGCCCAATGGATAATATATGGTAAGTGGTTTTTAAGAGAACGACTTGCATCAAATACTTTCATATAGTATGTGTTGGCTTCATCATATAACCCATCTGCAAGTTTAATTGCAAGAGTTTCATTCAAACTAACTTTCACTCCAAAATGTTGTAAGAGAAAAAGTGCTCTATCTGGTACTCTCATATTTGGTATATCTGTATTATGTGTATAGACTTCACCAAGAGTTTTACGCCTCCAATCATTATCTTGTGGAACATAATACTCATCATTTAAATCACCAACTTTACCTAAGTCGTGGTGTAAGGCAGAAAAGACAAGTTCTTCGTCTGTCCAATTCTTATGTCCACCTGCGGCTTCATAAGTATCTGACATCTTTAATGCTGTATCTACAACATGAAGAACGTGTTCTACATAACCACCTACATGACAATAATGATATTCTTCTTTACCAGATGCTGGTGCTACTACCATTCTATCTTCAAGGTCATGGTACATTTTTAGAAGTTTTTCACGGCGTTCGCTTCCATCTTCAAATGTATCCTTTATAACCTGTATTAATTTATCCCAATTTTCCTGTAATTGGGCCTCACTTAATTGTTTCATTTATAACCTCTTTATAATTTTTTCAATTTTCCTTTTTTAACTGTTACTCTATGTTCGTAAGAACCTTCCGTCTGAACTACAGTGTAGTCATCTCCATCAATACTTTCTATTTGATAGGCTGGTTCGTTTTTATATTCTCCGGCCCTAAAACCAACTATTAACACATGAACCCAATCCCCAATTTTTAATTTAGTATCTTTAGACATTTATTCTCCTTTATTTATTACTCACTAATTGTATATTATCAGTCCAATTCATTTTGTAAAGTTGAACATTTTTATATTTATATGGTTTAACGTGTGTTGATTCTAAAATATCAACTATATTAACCCATTTAGGATTCATAGTATCCCTAACATTATACACTCCATCTTTATCCTTTGTTCCCTTAATTAGAATGAAATCTCCATAGTCAAATGGACCACCCCATCGTTTTAATAAATTACGAGAAAGAGCTACAAACTTATATTCACTTGCTTTACTTATTTTGAATTTTGTTCCATCGGCTGTGATATTTGGACTTGAATCAGTTT